TGTGAATTTAATAATTTTTTAATCGTTTCTTGTTGAAAAGGTTTTGCACCTAAGTTAGTAAAACCAGAAGCAATTACTCTTTTTGCATTTATTGCAGCTGGTAATGGAGAATTAGCTAACATAGATTCCATTCTTTTTAAAAGTTCTGCTCTTACTGAAGATGCTTTACCAGTAAGACCTTTCATGTCTCCAATAGCGGTGTATACATTTTTAAATTGATTATAATCAATTCTCTCTCCCAGTCTTCCAACCATAGATAACATTTCTGTAATGTCTCCATTTTTTACAATAGCATTATCCCCCATAGCCTCATAAACATAGTCATCTAATTTTGTAACATCCTTATTTTGATACTGACCATTAGGTTGTCTCTCTCTTACTCTTATTGTTTTAGGTAGTTCAGGACTTCTAATTACAACATCATAAGCTGGATCCATTGATCCGTCTGCTCTCCTTACTGTTGCGTTTATATCAGCAGTTAAATCAGTCCATAATTTATTCTTAGTTCCTTGATAGATATCAGTATAATTACCTTTTATTTGTGCGTTTAAAAATTGAGTTACTCCATCCTTAGCAGCATCATAATCTATTTTTGGTAAATCTTTTGTTAATACTTTTGTAAATTGATCGATAGATTCAATTGTTGTTATTCTTCCTAATCCCTCTGCATTTCTTATAAATGCACCACCACCAATAGAAGCAGCGGCAAGAGAAGAAGCTAACTCTACTCCAGACTGATCTGTTAATTTACCAGCTACAATATTTCCTCTTTCAAAAACAAACTCTTCTCCTTTGCCTAATAATCTTTTCTTTTTATCAAAAAAATCTGGTCTAGCTTGTTGAGCACTTTTGTATGCTTCATCACTTAATTCTAAACTCTCTAAAATAACTCTTTGTTGTGGACTAAGTGTGACTGTAGTTTTTAATGCTTCCTCAGTTAAGCCTTTACCCACTAATTTATCTAAAACTTCTTTAGATGGTAATTTTCCAGTTTCTTTAATTTTTGCTACTTCTTTATAAAACAATTTATCCGCATCTAATCCTTTAACTACATCTCTAGCACCATCAATTGTTTTTATAGATGCTCCAGTAACTTTGTTTGAAATTTTTGCTAATGCACCAGCCATACCAAAACCAAGTAGTTCTCCAAAAGCACCTTGGGCTGTGCCCCTTGCAACTTCTCTAACAATACTTTCTTTAGGATCAAATGTTTGAGAGATAGCTGCACCAGCTCCACCCCCAATTCCAGCTCCAGTCACTCCTGCTAAAATTTTTTGTTTATTTTTACTTAAATTTATAAGTGGTCTAGCAATTCTAGCTATTCTTGCAGCAGCGATAGATGTACCAACTAAAGATGAACCCCCAGTAAATGGAGCTGCAGCTACACCAGCAATACCACCAGCAATAGATAAACCTACCTCTGTTACTATTCTCATAAAGTCTGGACTAGCTAAAAAACTTTCTGTATCTTTATTATATTTACCCTTAGCAGCATCTGATAAAACTTCTTCAGGTGTAATCATAAGTTTCATCTCGTCATCAAAACTTAAACCACCTCCCTTAGTATTTCCTTTTGCAGCTAATACAGAGTCAATAGCTAGTTGCTCTTTAGGTGTAGGAGTTGAACCTTTTATTTTGAATGTTTCGTTTTGTACAACTATCTCTGCCATATAAATCCTTAATTTGCACTTACATCGTATTTGTTACCATCATATTGTTTAATAGTAACACCTTCACTTAAATCAACATAGTTAGAAGCACCTTTGCCTGAAGCCTCCATAATTTCTAATGCAGTAGTAAAGTCTGCATTGTTATCTTCTGCAATTGCAATAGCATCTGCAAAATAACTATCTAATGCTTGTAACTTTGCCTCGAATGTAGCTTCAGTATCTCCTACTTGTGGAATTAGTTTTGTAATTCTTTCTGCTTCTTGTTCTGATACTGCAGCACCTGAGATCGCTTGTGTTACGAATGATGTTGCTTGTTGTATTCTACTTTTAAAAGCACCATAGTCTTTTGAAAATTGTGAGCCACCTACTTTACCTAACGATGCTCTAATTCTACTCATATCACCAAACCCTACAGGTTTACCTAATTTATAGTAGTCATCCCCAATTCTAGATAAAATAGTTCTTACTCTTTTACTTCCTTGAATTTGTTTAATAGATTCAGCAGAGGGTTTAGATACAACAGTAATTTTTCCAGTTCCATCAACTTGAGCTACTGTGCCTTTTGGTAAATTATAAGCTTTTAATTCTTGTTCTCCCAAAGTTCTTACACCTTTTCCAGAGCCTTTTGCTTTCTCTACTGATAAGATAGTTGCTGGTAGTTTTCCAACACCTTCACCTAATGCAGATAATGCAGGACCAATACCTTCACCTTTTGCTTGAAGTAAGGGTGCAGCTAAAGTTGATGCGTAGATTGCTTTTTCTTTTGGTGATAATGACCCAAGTCCACCAGTATTAAAATGTTTAATAGTTGGTTTCAAACTTTTAAAGTATCTATCTTTAAATAATTTTCTTGTTAATACCTTATCCATAGTTACCTCGGTTGCATCATGTTATAAGCTGCATAACCGCCTAGAGCAGTTCCAGCTGCTTGTGCTAATGGATTAGAGCCGGGAGCCGTGGTTGCTGTAAGTGTACTCTGTGTTGTTGGTAAATTAGTCATGATACCTTTTAAGAATTCAATTCTTTGGTAAGGTTCATAAGCTCTTTGTAATTCAGTCTGTCTTTGTGCTTCTAAAGCCTGCTGACCAATTCCTCTTTGCAGAGCACCTGCTTGCATTTGTTGATTGATGTCTGCTTGGGACATAGCCTGTTGTTGTAAACCAGCTTGGCCAAATGCTTGACCAGTTGCTAATTGTTGGGCTCTTTGTTGTTGAGCAGCTCCTAATGCAGTCTGAAAACCTTGAGCTTGAGCTTGACCTACTTGAGCTAATCTAGCTCTTTGTAATTCTGCTTGAGCAATACCTTGTCTACCACCACCAAAAGCCCCAGCTCCAACTGCTTGTGCAGATAACTGGTTAGTAGCCATTTGTGCTTGTCTGTTAATTTCATCAGTAACATATGATTGATAAGGATTAAAAAATTGTGATATGTTTGGAGCTTGTTGTCCAGCTTGTAATGAAGCAATACCTTGAGTAGCAGCTGATGATCCAACTCCTGTTGTACCAGCTTGAGTTATACCAGCTTGTTCAAGTGGAGTGATTGGTGCAACTTGTATACCAGGTAAATTAACTGGTGTTTTAGCAAGACCTGCAGCCTGATCATATAATGCTAGTTTTCTAGCCTCTACTCCCGGTGCTTCTCTAGCAATAGAAGTTTGTGTTCCTGTAGAACTACCACCACCACCTCCAGAAGATCCTCCTCCAAATATACTCATTTAATTTAACTCCTTTTCAAATTCAACATGTTTTGATTTATATCCATATTTTGGCATAATTTTTTTGTATCCTGGTCTCATATAAGCTTTTACTTTTTTACATCCATTTGTTCTAGCAAAAGACTCTAACATATTAATTAATTTTTCTTCCCATAATTCCATTTTCTTTCCAGTACAAATTAAACCTTGTAATTCTTTAAAATTTGGATTTTCAAATATTCTAGTTGTAGCTAATCCAAATACTTTATTATCAACTCCATCTTCTGAACCAAATATTAAAAACAATTGATTATCTCCAGATAATAATAATTTTTTAATATCATTAGGTTCTGCGTATCTACCACTGTAATTTAAAGCTTCATAAATCATAAAATGTACCAAAGGCCATATCTCTTCTATTTGAGAAGGTCGTATAGATAATACCTCTACTCCTTTTTTAATTTTCTTTTGTGTTTGCATTAACTAAATCGTAAATTCTTTTTAATTTTTTTTGTTGATCATAAAAAAAACTAGCTCCAGCTTTTCTCATACTCTTATAATCTTCTGGATTTCCTCCAGATAAAATACCAGCTCCTAGCACTGCATCAGCTCTAGATACAAACTCTCCGTCAGCTAATTGTGCTAACATAGTATCTTCATCCTTATCTCCGTTACCTGCACCATCTTCAACATACCCTTCAGCTCTTACATAATTATTAACATCATTTTCATCATGATCAGATTTTGATGGTAGGTAGTTAACACCACCTTTGTTAAATTTTGGTAAAGCTGTAGCTAGTCCACCTTGGTTTGCATAAAACATATCTGATCCATAAGTCTGTGCTCGTGTTGGTCTAGTATTTGTTGCAGTTTCAAATCCACCTTCTAATGCTGCTGATTGTTCTGCGTATGCTTTTTTATAATCTTCTTCTGTAAACGGTGGTTTAAAATCTTCTACACCATCACCACCTAATAATGGTAATACAGTTGCTGCAGTAAATGCAGTCGCTAATTTATTTTTTTTAGCTTTTTCTATCAATGCTTTTATACCTGTAGGTTCTGATACTGCACCTGAAGTAATTTTTTGTGCACCAACTAAACCTCTATTGTATGCTGCCTCTTGTGCAGCTTGAGTTCTAAATTGAGCCCCAGCAATATCTGCAGCTTTCATTTGAGGTAATGTAGCCGCTTGTTGAGCTGCTCCACTTCCTGCTGCGGCTTGTCCTAAACCTAATGAAGAAAAAGCAGACCCTTGTCCAAATGTACTTGCTGGACCTAATGCTCCAGACGCACCTACTGCATAAGAACCACCACCAACAAGGGCAGCATCTCTTAATGCTCTCTTCGTAGATTTACCTCTAAGTTTTTGTACACCAAATGTGGCTAATGCTATTGTAAATGGATCCATAGTCTATTTTCCTAATTATAGCATACATTATACCTTTTTAGTCTTTGCTTATCAACTCATCAACAAAACGACCTTCGTAAGTATGCTCTCCTATATGAACTATCCCAGCTTCTACATAAGCATAACATTTACCCCCCATATCTTTCCATAATTTGCAAAAACTAAAATCTTCTCCTAGATAAGTTTTTGTTTCTGGATCATGTAGACAATCAAAAAAGTTCCACATATGGGGTCTGTCTACATACTTACCATTTATAACAGTCTTTTGAACAATTTGTTTTTCAGGGTATTTTTTTATCATCTTTTCAAAGACTGATCTTTTAATTAACATACACCCAGTAGGGCTATGAGTAACTTCCATTACACCATTATCAAGTATAATACTTTTAGGGTCTTCTACTTTCATAGGATAAGTATTAAGATATTTTTTAAGATCCTCTGGTTTTTTAACAAAACCTTTTTGAATTTTATCAAACAATTTATCCCACATCATAGTCTTAAGAGGATAAGGTATAGATATTATTTCTTTGTCCTTTTCTATCATTTTAAAAATAGATGGAGTATGAAAATATATATCTGAGTCTATAAATAACATATGGGTATGTTTACTTTCTAAAAAACTAGATACACAAAGATTTCTTCCTTGAGTTACTAATGAAGATTTTATTAAACAAAATTGAGTTTCAACACCAGCATCTAAAGCATATTTCTGTAGCTCTAGTAGTGCTTGAGCATAATGAATTGAACAATCGCTATGAACTGGGGTTGCTATAAATAACGAATAGGGAGCCTTTTTCTTTTTTTCTTTTTTTTCTTTTTTCCACAAAGGGACTATAGCTTTATCATAAGGATTACTTTCAGTTTTAATTTCAGTCAATGTTTGATATGTGTCCTCATTTACAAACTTATTATTTTCTTTCATTTAAAGCACCTTTCAAAAAACTTGTCCATTCTTGTCCTTTCTTGTTCCAATTGTAAAACCTTTTATAAAATTTTTGTTGTTCATCTAGATGGTCTTGAATAAAATCTTCATGTAAATAATTAGCTGCAGTATTTATAGCTGATGCAGTATCAATAGCCATCTGTTCATAATTAGTGGAATAATTTATATAGACTGGCCACTCAGCACATGTTTCATATAACGCACCAAAGTTATTTGTAATTACATGTACACCAGCTGTCAAAGCTTCTAATGCTGATACACAAGATGTTTCTTCAAATATACTTGGGTAAACAAACATATCATAATTAGACATTTGTTCTATAATATATTCATTTGGTTTATAGCCAACATAATTTACATTTGGTAATTCTTTAGCCTGTTCGTATAAGGGCATAAAATCTTTATCGTGTACTTTACTAAATTCATCTCCATAGACTTGAGAAGATGAGTAGACATCTAGTATAATATTAGGGTTTTTTATTTCTTGCATAGCACGTAACAAAACATTTAATCCTCTCCAAGGAGTGCAATGATGTATAAGTTTTATAGGATCACCTTTTTTATAAACTTTTCTTTTTGGAAAATTCTCACTACCATTTTTTATAACTATAGATTTTTCTGTAGGTATATCAAAAAAATATCTAAATTTTTCATAGTTCCAATGACTATTAAAAATATACCAATCGTATTCTTTATGTCTTTCTTTATTCTTAAAAAATTCTTGAAGATTAGGTTGATCATAAGAATTCTTTTGCCAAAGTATATTAAGTTTGTTTGGGTCTAATGGAACTTTACCCGGTATGGATGTACAGATTTGTACTTGATCTAATAACTCTTTTGAAACATGCTTATATAGCATTTCCATTTGTAATTCAGTAGCACCTCTAGGTTTCATTATTTTTTAGTATGAATACCCATAGGAATTTTAGTAACTTTAATTTCTAAGTCTTGTCTAAAATCATCGACAGTTGTATCTGTATTTGGATCAGCTACATCTGCATCAAACTCTGCTTTGTTAGCATAAACTTTTCCACTTCTTTTATGTTTAACAATTTCTTTTGCTACTGCTGGTATTTTAGGTAAATCAGTCATAACTTTTTATAATACTTTTGAAGTTATTTGTCTAGCCTTTTCCTTGGCCTTTATATCTTCGAGTACGCTTTTGACGTTTCTCATTTTTATTTAATGATTTTTTATGTTTACGTGGACCTCTTTTTTTAGGCTTATCTCGAACTACAAAGTCTTTAAATTTTCTAGCCATTTTCCTGGGATCTGTCTATAAGAGCATAACTTACAACACCTGTAATTTCATTAGCCGTGTCTGCTTGAATTTTTAGAACATCAGATGCTTCCATCGCTAAAGTTTCACTTACCATATTTGTAAAACTTTTATTTAATTGTGCATGACTAATTTCTACATTTGATCCACCAGACTTTTGTAAATATACATCAACATCTACATTACTTGCACTTTGGTGACTTGCTTGTAATGATTTAACTAATATTGTTCCATCAACAGGACAAGTTAAAATTGTTGTAATATTACTTGTTGTTAAATCGTAGGTGTCACTTTTGTATCTGATTGTCATGATAAAAACCAATTAAAAGTATCTTGTTCATTTTTTATTTCTTGTTGATAAGAAGTGTTTAACTTATCTTTAAGAGTTTGTAAAGATTGTGCTACTTGTCTTTGATTATCTTCAGTATAAACTGGTGTCGGTTCAGGAATTATAATATCTACTCTTGCCATTATCTCATTCCATCAGGTTGTACATCTACTCTAAAAGTTCCATATCTCCAATTTTGGTCTGTTGAAGTATTGGCAACTTTTATACTTGCAAATCTTGATCTTGCTCTTGTGTCTACTTTTTCAGTTGTACTGTTTACTGTAAAAGGTCCGAGAGGCGAGGATGTTGAAGTATCAGACGGAAATTTTCTAAGGTTAATAGTTATTTCTGCATTACCAGTAATTAATTTAAAATCAGGAATAAATCTTCTAAGACTCATGAAAAACTGACCATCTCCTCCTGCTGATAAATCAAAATCACCAGATTGAATAAAAGCTGGTATTGCTGTTTTATTACCAACTGAATCTACTTCGTTATTACCAACTTCATGAGCATAATAAGTTGATGCACCATTTTGATTTGTAACTCCTTGTATTGTTGGAAAAGAAGGAGTACCTGTCGATAAAAATTCTGTTGCATATGGATTGTCGTATAGTGTTGCATCAAACCAAGTAGTTCTTGAAAGTGATCCAGTTGTCCAAGTTTGTTCTGTGTAATTATAAGTTACAACTCTATCAATTAATGTTGATCCAGATTTAGGGTAAAACCAACTTATCTCTTCATAAAGATGATTAAGTCCTGCATAAATTTGTTCTCCATTAGCGTAACTCAAACCTAGATTGTCTCCTTTATCTGTAAATACAAAATCTTCAACTAAACATGGTACTGATTTAACTGTACCATCATATACAAAAAATCCTCCCGCTTGACCCATCCACCAAACAGCTCCGTTTACATATTTAATAGAGTGTTGACCAATAGCTCCACAATTACTTCCAACTTGTCTTATTGAAAATGTAAATGGAGGACCAACAAACTGCATTACATAAGCTGATGTGTCAGTTAAAATTAAAATATAATCTTTACCTCTTACAGCTCCTACTATTTTTGTTCCTGAGTCTATTCTAAATGTACCAGCAGTATTAACTGAAGTTGGAGCATAATCAGATATATCTTCTTGATCTGAAAATCTTATAAACATTTTATCTTGAGTATCTGAAGTCCCAATTGTAGTTTCTGTTCCAAGTATTACTAAATGTCTATCTCTTTCAGAAACAATTGACATTACAGATTTTGTTGGTGCTCCACTAACGACAGTTGCTCTAGTTGATAATGCAGCAGCTAAATTACTTATAGTATCCCACTCAAATGTTTTACCGTCTTTTATTGTTGCAATTAATTTTGATCCAAAATGATCTAGAGACCATGATGCAGACTCTAAAGTTACTCCACCAGTAAGTGAAGCGGATCCCCATCCAAGATAAACTTCAACAGAAGCTCCACTCGCATGAGCTGATCTAGTGCCTGCTACAGCTCTAGTAATTCCAGTTAAATCATTTGTAGAAATTCCAGTGTATGAAATAAATTCTGCTCCAACTTTTATACTTCCAGATGT